CAAGGGGACTCGGAGGTACAGGAGGAACAAACGGAGGAACATCTTACTCTGGAGGCATGGGACACTCTAACGGAGGAACAAAAAACACTACTCAAGGATTCTCTACTAAAATCTAAATATGGAATCGGAGGGGAACACTTCTCTACATTCCCAACTCTATTGGATAAATCCATAAACACATGGGCGGAGGAAAGGTACAAAACGGGAAATCTACCACGGAGGGTATCGGAACAAACATTCAAACAATGGGAGGCGAACGGGGAACTACGGATTTTACCAATTTTAAAAGGGGAAAGGGTAACATACCTACTTACAATAATCCCTCATAAAACAATCCAATTGGACTTATGGGAATTGGATAAGGAAGGTACTAAACCATTCCTTAAATATACAACTCACAATCATTTAGGGGAAATTACTTTACAAACAAATCATTTCCATATTCTTAATGGATACACAAATAAAAATAAGGCTTTTAATCAGGCTAAACAATTGGTCAAACTTTTCCAACTAGGTACAAACTTCAAGGAACTAGAACGGGAAAAGGACTTACTAAAAAATTACTTACAATTGGATATAACGGACGGGGATTATATTTTACGGGAACTAAAATATTCGGACCACACACCAAACGGGAAAACTTATAAAGGCATTGGGGATTATCTAGGAAGGGAACAACACACGGAGGTACAATTCAACTACTTGGAAAACATAAACTAAACAACACGGAGGGGAACAACGGGAAAACTTTTCCCCTCCTTCTTTCTACAAAACTTTTCACTACAATTTTTTACAAGCTTTTTTATTTCCTACCAACTCACTTGGATTTTATTTCCTACCAACTCACTAGGAATTCTATTCCCTATCCATCTACTAGGGATTAATACCCCTCCATTTTACTCGGAATTAAAACTAGGCGGTGGTGGTAGGTACTTTTATTGCTAAACCATAAAACAAAACACTAGCTTCTATCGAGAAACTAGAAGGATACACTAGCTTCTATCGGGGGCTAGGGAATCAGCATTAACAAACAGAATACATAAGGGAACACAAGACTATGGGGGAACACAGAGGAACATAGGGGAACAAGTTTACCTAATGGGGAACACAGTGTATAATGAAGGCTAAATGATACGTCAAGGAGGAATTAGTATGGCGGGAAATAACGAGATAAAAGACACTCCTTTGACACAAGAAGAAACAGACCATTTAGACCAATTAGAAGAAGAGATAAAACAAGATGCACAAGTAGCAAATGTAAAAGCGGATTTAGAGGATATTATTGGTAAGGTATTAAAGTATTGTGAGGTACAGAGTGGGATAGAGTTGCATCCATATCAACGAGATTTTGGAAGAGCTATTATATGGAGTTTGATTACAAACGCAGGGGAAGAAATAACGGCATTGTTTTCGAGGCAATCGGGTAGACTAACGTACTTTTCATAATCTCTAAGTCTGATATACTTATGGTATAACGGCAAGGAGGTAAAATGTAATGTCCTTAATAGATGAAGTTGTTAAGTATTATGTTGAGAGCGGAAAAGGTACTCGCAAGGTTGGGGAGAAATTCGGTATTTCAAAAGACAAGGTAAATAAATACGTAAGGGAAGCGGGAGTTGTAAGAAGTAATCATTTTCTTACTTATAACAAACGATACTTCGAACATATAGATACAGAACATAAGGCATACTGGTTAGGATTCATCATGGCAGACGGAAACATTTACGATTATACAAAACGCCCTAAGTATTCTCTTGATATTGCTTTACAGGCAAAAGATAAAGGTCATTTAGAGAAACTTTCTAAAGAACTTTCATATACAGGAGAAATACGAGAGCGGTTGATAGCGGGCAAGTATCCTTCATGTAGACTTCAATTACACGGGAAGGAAATCGTAAATGATTTAACAGAGCTTGGATGTGGACCTAACAAGACAATGAGTTTACAAGTACCGAAGATTCCTAAAGAGTTGCTAAGACATTTTATTCGAGGATATTTTGACGGGGATGGGAGTATAACAATCTACGATGATGGGTACAAAGATAAACTTTCAATTTCACTATGTTGTGGAAATGAAGAATTTCTTAATCAAGTACAGTCTATTATCATAGAGGAATTAAATCTCACAGAAGTCAAAATATATTCAGATAAACGAAGCAACCTAAAAGAATATCGCAAAGCAAGAATAGACGCTTTCAAAATATTAACTTGGCTTTATAAGGATTCATCAGTCTATTTAGACAGAAAATATGAAAAGTATATAGTGTCATGCCGTCTATATGAGGAAACTCTATAGATTATGAGTGCGAAATTAAGCGGGAAAGTCCTCCCTTAACACATAGGATAACCCGAGTCCGAAGGCTAGAACTAAAAAGCTAGTCAGGCGCAGAGCGTAGAAGGTGAAACTCGAAAGAGAATATAATCCTTCCAAGAGGTCGCACCATCCTAACGTAAAGTCGAGGGTGAAAAGGTACGCCGAGCTAGTCTGTAATGGGCTAGAAGTTGAGATAAAAAACTCAACGATAACAAACTGAAAACGGAGACTGTTGCGGTAATCTTAGGTGGATGTATGGTTATCCTTCCTACACTGGCTAAAGCAATGCCAGATTTATATGAGATTGATATGTTTAAAGACGGATTAATGGTGGGGTTATTTGCTCCTAGTAATGAACAATCATTTACGGCTTTCTCTAGGTTACGTGACCGTATTCGTAGTAAGAACGCTCAAATGATTATGAACGATGTTGAGATTGACACGTATTTAGAGAATGATGGTAAAGGAAACCCTATGATGTTATCTAATGGGTCTTTTGTACGTATGCAGACTGCGGCGAAACAAGCGAATATTGAGTCTAAGTCTTATCATGTAGTATTAATTGATGAAGCGCAAGATTGTGATAATATGAAAGTACGTAAGTCGATACACCCAATGTTAGCGGCGTATAACGGTACGATTATTAAAATTGGGACAAGTAATACAGTTCGGTCGGATTTCTATGATGCAATTAGGCGTAATATCCGAAACCAACAAAAACATGGAGCTAGACAGACTCATTTCCAATTTGATTATAAAACGGTATCTAAATATAATGCTCGGTATAAGACGTTCGTTGAGTGGGAGATTAATAGACTAGGTTACGACAGTGATGAATTTAGAATGGCTTATCGTTTACACTTTATCCTAGAGCGAGGAATGTTTATTACGCAAGAAGAGTTAGACGAGAAGGTTTATGATAGTACGTTAAAACATGCACAAGCAGAAAATGAAATGGATTGTGTTGTTGGTATTGACGTAGCTAAAAGCGGGGATAGTACGGTAGTTACGGTTTTACGGGTAGATTATGAGAATATGGTGCGTAATGAAGATACGGGAGAAGAATATCCAGTTAAGGAACTCGTAAACTGGTTGGAGTTTAATGGGGAAGACCATGAACAGCAATTTCAACAAATAACGGACTGGCTTTCCCAATTTAAGGTAACATGTATCTATATAGATAGTACGGGAATGGGCGACCCTGTTGCGGATAGGTTTGCTCACTACTATATGGGACAAGCACAGGTAGAAGGATATAGGTTTACACGTCCGTCTAAATCTACGATGTGGAAATTCTTATATCAAGAGATTAGTGCGGGAAGATTGAAAGTTCCTGCTCACCCAAGAGCAAGGCGGTTAAGGTCGTGGAGGAAATTTAACGCACAAATGTTAGACCTAGAGAAAACTTACGTAGGTCAGCACATGGTTTGTCAGCATCCGAATGAAAAAGGGGCGCACGATGATTATTGTGATAGTATTGGTCTAGCGTGTTTAGCTTCCCATGCAGATGCGTTACCAGAAATACAAGTAGAGAATAATCCTTTTTATCCTAATCGGAATGATGTAAATTCCCGACTATTCGGAAATTGGAGAGGATAATCAATATAAACCTAGTAAAATAGGTAATAGTTAGTTGCTCTGTAAGGAAAATAATGCTATTATTAGATAGAAGTAGTAAAATTCCATTCAAACAAACCCAGACTCTTTTAAGATACAGCATTAAACATATAAAAGCCATTCTATAATGGTTTGTTTAATGCTGTATCTTTTTGTGTTTAAAAAAGAATATTGTGGAGGGGATTAAATGTCGTGGAAGGTAATTGAAGTATCCGAAATGGACTTCCGCTTACTGAAAGAACATAATCGACCAATTGAAAGTGTTACTGTTTTCGAATCTCTAAAACCTAATGAGGGCGTTGAATTGCTTTCAGAACATGGAAATAGAATGAACGCTATTTTTGATGTGGAGGTAGGGATACGGAGACTAAATGACTTTAATCCACAGTTTTCTACTTCACGAAATCGTGACTTATCTTTATTAAACGATTTACTTTTAAATCCAACAGTGAATACCGTCATTATTGATGGGTTCTTTGGTACAGGAAAGACTGCTAACGTAATGGCTCATGTAGTTGAATATCTTAAAACTGCAAAAAATCCTCAAGTGCATTTGTCCAAGCCACATGTTGCTGTAGGTCAATCTTATGGTCATTTGCCGGGGGAACTAGAAGATAAGATTCATCATGAGTTCCGTTCCTACTATCAGTACATTGACCGATTTTGGGAAAAGGGAATGGCGGAAACGCTAATTCGAATGGATGAACTTCCTGTCGGCTCATTAGCGAGAAAGGAAATTGGAGACATTACATTAGAAGCTTTACCTTTTGAATATCTAAGAGGAATTGACCTTGAAGAAGGTTGGGTCATTTTAGATGAAACTCAAAACACCAATATACAAGAGGTGGCTACCTTTATAAGTCGTTTAAATGACCCAGTGAAAGGCATTGTAATTGGGGACATGTCATCTGCTCAAATTGATAGAAAGAGTGTCCGAAATCCAGAAAACAATGACTTTGAGTTTTTAAAACGAACTTATGGAGATAAACCATATGCGGGTTTCGTGCAATTAAATACACGAAATCATATTCTTAGAGGAACTAGGGTTCGTGATTTGTACGACTCTATTACTTCATTAAATTAAAATAGGAGGGGTGAAGATTATGGCTAACATGGATACAGGAAAGTCTTTAGCAAATGGTAACAAGCGTACAAACCGAGCTAAAGCACAAGTAGACGGTCGATTCGTTTCTGCTTTCGCACAAGGACAAGCTATCGCAACTACTCGTCAACACCCGACAGATACTCATGGTAAAGGGCAACATCACACTACAGATGATGGAGCTAGAGATTAATGAGTAGCGAGCATAATAGCTTCGAGGGCGGGGGCATTTTGCCTCCTTCTCCCGAAGATTATCGCAGAATGTGGGAAGAACAGTCAAAGCAATTAAAACCGAATGAGTATCAACGACAAGCAGAACAAAATAAGCGACTAGCTAGAAAGCAAGTATTTCAAGAGGCGGTTCAAAGAGCAGTTGAGGTCAAAGATACTCGTCTGGTAGATGCTTTCTTTGATAGTATTGACATTCAAGAAAGGAGGTAAATCCAGTGGCGAATCCTTATGAAAGCGGAGTGTCTTTAGCAGGAAGCAGGATTGTTGGAAATCCGTATTCTCTACAGACAGGTTTAACGAAAGACGAACTAAAACGAGTACAAGAAGAACTCCTGTATTGGAAGTTCTATAGGGGCGACCAATGGAACTATAAGCGACCAGAGGGAGAACCGCAAAATACAATTAACTATTCATCCCGCTTTGTGGATAAAGGTGTAGCTTTCCTTATGGGAAAAGGATTTACCCTTAATGTCGAAAAGAACGCAGAGGAAATTACAAAACCAAGCGTGAGTTCCACCTATAAGCCGTTCCACCTTCTTTATAGTCCTTTCCAGTAATGGAGTTAATAAGGTTTTCTATGCCGTATAAGCCCTCTGGATAGCCTTGTATTAGGTTCACCAATTCCCTTTGAAGGTTTACCCGTAACCGCCGTTCAGCCTGTGAGATACGTTGGTCAACGGTAGCCCCCTTGAATTCAGACAAGAGAAATTCTTTCCTTATTTCAAGGTAAAGTTTCTCTATTTTTTCCTTAGAAAGCTTCTCTCCTTCATGGATTTTGTTATACGCTTGAATCGTTTTTAGAATTACTTCATCAACAGAATCTATAATGTGCCGTTGTGTTCTAAAAGAGATTTCACTTACTAGATTAGATAACCATTTATTGAGGAAAGGTTGATTATTAGGCGTATGCTTATATTTGTGTAATAGTTTCTTAGTTTTCTTTCCGTAGAACTTGAGAACTTTTTGATATTCTCGTATTCTCCGCCGACTAAGGCGATAGACTGGATTATCTTTCATTAGTCATCGTCCTTAGAATGATTTCTCCCGCTATGACCATTAAGGTCTGCTTCCATTCGATTTACTCCTTGAATGTTGGGTTCTTTTACGTCACCCATTGGATTGTGGTTAATCTCGTCATTCATTGAAAAACTAGAACTATCTTCAAACATAAGATTTTGCCATTCAACCAGTTCTCGTTTAATTTCTTCTAACTTAGTTACCGCATCATATTCTCCTAATTCTTTAAGAGCATCAATACGAGTAATAAGGTTATGTCCAAGCTTCTGTATAATAAGTTGAACTTGAAGCAGGTCATCTTTAGGTAATGGATTCGGAAACTCAACTTCCGTATTCCATTTTTCTATTGGAGTCAGATTCCTAAAAGCCTCGTAGTCAAATTCTTCTAGTTCATATATATCCGCAATTCTAAGAATCAACCGATTAATTTCTTTTACGCCCTCGCCATAAGTAATTCTCTTATTGTTATTCGTATCTATTAATGGTTGATTTTTAATATGAAGCGCAATTCCCGAAGTATTGGAAGTTGCTGACTCTGCTCCCAAAGCATCTTCTGGCATACTGGCTACTTCAAACATAGCTTTCTTAATAAGTTCGATGTAGTTCATACTTGCCGAAAGGTCTGTTTTGAGTTCTAAGTTCTCAACTTTAGCATCCCTCGGCAATCCTCCCCAAATCTTTCTAGCACCTTTTTCAAGATTGTTTGTCTTTGCTCCATAAACAATCGTAATTGGACTAGCATGGTAATTAATTATGTCCGAAACATCTGTAGTTTTTTCGTTAAACTCTTTCTGTAGCGGAATAATATCCTGTAAATCTGATTTACCTAAAGACTGGTTTGCTTCGATTAAATTTTTGACTCGGACAACATAAATTGCACCTAAGTCATTCGTTCGACTCCGAATTAAGTTATCATCTATATACTCAACGATTGTTTCCTTTGTAATATCCTCTCGATACCAAACCTGTTTAGGTTCATTTTTTTCATACACCGTAATCGGATATATGATTTTCATTGACTCTATTCGGTCTTTGTCGTGGGGATGCCATACGGGAAAACAAGCATAAGATGGAAGTACAGTAATTCGAATACGTCCTTTGGGATACATTTCATAAAGCATTGGGTCTTTATCTTCTTCGTATTGTTCTAAAGAGACTTTAACCCAAGCATTTCCTGTTATCCCGCCCGATTGAGCCATTTCAATAGCTGTACCTAATCGGTTGTTATCGTCCCAAACTTTATCTAAGAAGGGTTTTGTAATTTCCTCTGCGTTCTTTTC